AAAACACATATGATAATAAGACTGATGAGATCAAAGAACCATCTCAAAATATTAATGATTTAATTGACGACATCTTAAGTTCATCTGGAGAAGAAGATTGTGAAAGTTGCAAAATTTAGAGTTAATTCGGAAGAGTCTACTATGGGAATGACAGTATTCAACACATCACAAGTGGATTCCAAAAAGCAACCAATGTTTTTTGGCAATCCTCTTGGAGTTCAAAGATACGATCAATACAAATATCCAGTCTTTGATAAATTAACTCAACAACAACTTGGATACTTCTGGAGACCTGAGGAGGTCTCCCTCCAAAAGGATCGTGCCGATTACCATACACTGCGACCAGAACAGAAGCACATTTTCACATCTAACTTGAAGTATCAGATTCTTCTAGATTCAGTTCAGGGTCGTGGTCCTGGTATGGCATTTATTCCATACTGCTCCCTTCCTGAACTGGAAGCATGTATGACTGTATGGGAATTTATGGAGATGATCCATTCTAGATCCTATACTTACATTATCAAGAATGTATATTCAGATCCTTCTGAAGTGTTTGATACTATTTTGAATAATGAAAGGATTCTAGAAAGAGCATCATCAGTGACAGAATCTTACGATGAATTCATTAACTCTGCACAGGAGTATGGAACTTCTAATGCCTGGTTGTATGCACAAGAACGTGCAGGTTCTGCCAGGGAAGATAGAATTGAACTTAAAAGAAAACTTTACAGAGCAATTGCCAATGTCAACATTCTCGAAGGTATCAGGTTTTATGTCTCGTTCGCTTGCAGCTTTGCGTTTGGTGAACTCAAACTTATGGAAGGATCCGCTAAAATTATCTCTCTCATCGCAAGAGACGAAAATCAGCACCTTGTCATTACTCAAAACATCCTCAATAAGTGGAGTGAAGGGGATGATCCAGAAATGCAGCAAATTGCTAAAGAAGAACAAGATTGGGTAATCTCTGCCTTCAGGAATTGCGTAGATCAGGAAAAGGAGTGGGCACAGTATCTATTCAAAGATGGTTCTATGATTGGTTTGAATGATAAACTACTCAACAATTATGTTGAGTGGATTGCTAATCGAAGAATGAGAGCAATTGGAATCAAACCAATTTATGATATTGCTGCTAAAAATAATCCACTTCCTTGGACGGAGCATTGGATTAGTTCTAAAGGTCTTCAAGTAGCACCACAAGAAACAGAAGTTGAATCTTATGTTGTTGGTGGCATTAAGCAAGATGTGAAGACAGATACTTTTGCAGGATTTAAACTTTGATTTAGAGGGTCTTCGGACCCTCTTTTTTTATAAATACTTGTAAAAAGTAAGAGTATTATGTCTGGTCTTAATAATATTAGAGAAGCATATAGTAAGGTTTACGAAGCTAAGTCTCCTAGTTTTGAAGTTAGGAAATCTTCTGGTGCAGGAGCCCTCACTCCAAGTGCAGCAAGACAGTTGGGACCAAAGGCAGTAGAACTCCAAAAGAAAAAGGCAGCAGCAGTGAAACTGCCTAAAGTAAATATTGAAGAAGTTGAACTTGGTGAAGCACATTGGGATCCTGTAACTAAAACAATTGGCAGTGTAAAGAGAACTGGTTCAGATCCAGAAATTCAGAAAATGGCAAAAAGAGCAGCAGCATCTGGTCCTAAAAAGAGAGTTCCATTGGGACAAGGTACTAGAAATAAGGCATCTTCATTTACTCCATCATCAAGAGAGCAGGCAAAACAAGATAAGAAAAAATGGGATTCATATTGGGAAACAATGCATAATAAGGAAGAAGTTGAAGCATCTAGAGATAGAATGAGATCTATCCTCCATGAAATGAAAACCAACTATGAAACCGTTTTGGATCTTGTTACAGAGGAAGAGGTGGAATTGGCAGAGAAGGCACCTCCTGGGGCAAAATCCGAAAGGATGGTGAAGCATATCAAGAAAGGTTACTCCAAAGATGGACTGACCGATAGAGAAAGAGCAATTGCTTATGCGACTGCTTGGAAGCAATATAATAAAAAGAAAGTAGATGAAGAATATCTTTTAGAAAAGGCAAGAGGAACTAGACCTAAGAAAACAGTTCATGCATATGATGTTGACGAAACTCTCTTCGGACATGGTAAAAAGGGTAAACCAAACGTTCAGGTTCACGTTAATGATGCATCAGGAAAGAGAGTTAAGAGTCTAAGCAACCAAGAGTTCAATACTCATAAGTTAGAAAAGGGACATTCTTATGATTTTAGTGAGTTCCAAAGTGCGAAGAAGTTTTCTCAAACTGCTAGTCCAAATAAGAAAGTAATTAAAGATGTTAAGAGAAAGCAGGCAAGAGGACAGAACGTTCACATCATCACTGCTCGTTCCAAGTTTGATAAACCAAGTGAATTCCAGGGACACCTCAAGAAGCACGGTGTTGATGTAGATAAGTCAAAAATTCACTACACTGGTGGAATGCAAGGTGGTGATGTTGGTGAGAAGAAAGTGAAGGTTGCTAATGCAGTGGCAAAGCAAAGTGGTGCTAAGAAAATCCATATGTATGATGATGCTGCCAAAGTTCATAAGGCATTTGAGAAGGAAAAGCAGAACGCACCAGTATCAAAGAAAATCAAAACTCACATGGTAGCACCAGATAAGAAAACTGGTGAATCTAAGGTACGTTCTTATCAAGCAACAAAGTAATACTTGACATTGTTCTCATAGGTCGTTAGAATCACTCTGTTAGGGATGAAGGATAAATAAGGCTTAATTATTAAAGGCTTTATGACCTATGAGAACCCTTGGATATATCAAGGACAGGTGTTTGATTCACCTGACATATTGGATTACTTTGGTTTTGTTTATCGTATTGAATGCACTGAGACTTCCAGAATTTATTTGGGGAGAAAGTATTTTTGGTCTTTTAGAAAACCGAAGGGTAAGTCTAGAAAAGTTAAACAGGAAAGTGATTGGAAAAAGTATTATGGATCCTGTCCAGAATTAAAAGAAGATGTAAAGAAGTATGGTAAGGATAAGTTTAAAAGATTCATACTATCATTACATAAAACAATAGGTAAAACTAATTACGAAGAAACTAAACAGTTGTTTCTGAACAATGTTTTAACTGAATCTCTTGACACTGGAGAGCCTAGGTACTATAATAGCAATATCCTAGGGAGATACTTCAGGAAAGATTATTATGAATCGACTTGAGTTGAGAGAATTGTGTAGACTTGAAATTGATCGAAGAATTGACAGAATGCACGAATTGTGTTTGAATGGTAAGTCTAAAGAAGCAACTGCTTTGTATCTTGAAATTCAAGAATGGGTAGTTCAAAATGAGGAACTTGAAGTGGTATCACTAGAGTATATTTCAGACATTCTTTAGAATTACTAAATAATCACTCATAATGATTTTTAGAATGAGTCTTTGATTATGAAATTAGAGCCCAGGAAGGTGCCTACCGAGAGGTGTGGTGTACCCCCCTTCTATTGGGATGTAGAATTCAATTAAATTTAATGCTTTTTAAAACAATTTCAATACTTGCCTTTGGTCTTGTTGGACTGGCACCCATCACAGCAAAGGCAGCAAGCGGATGTTCCCTTGCATCACATTATGGAGTAGGTGATGGATATCACGGACAAACTACTGCCAATGGAGAAAGATATAATGCATATGGGTTGTCAACTGCCCATAAATTTCTTCCCTTCGGTACTAAATTAAAAGTTACCAACCAATCAAATGGTCGTTCTGTAATTGTAAAAGTGAATGACAGAGGACCTTTTGTTGCTGGTAGATCTCTTGATTTGTCCTATGGTGCATTTAGTAAAATCGCATCTCCTGGACAAGGGGTTGCCAATGTATGCTATACTAGGGTATAATATACATACTTGACAACTGAATACTAGGGAGTTATAATACTCCCTTACATATGCGGGTATAGTGTAGTGGTAACATGCCATCCTTCCAAGTTGTAGTCAGGGGTTCGAATCCCCTTACCCGCTTCCCCAGAAACATCTGGGAATTATAAATAAACACTGTAGTTGTAATTCTTAACAAACTATATGAAATTTTTCAAACAACTGATGCTTGCACCTGTTGCTCTGGGGATTGTTGCTCCTGCTGTGAATGCTGCAGAACTCAATATGGGTGGAGTAACTCAATATTCTTCAGAACAGGTTACAAGTGTCACTCAATTCTCTGATGTGCAACCAACTGACTGGGCATATCAAGCACTCTCACAACTAGTAGAGCGTTATGGTTGTGTTGCTGGTTATCCCAATGGCACCTTTGGTGGTGGTCGTGCTATGACTCGTTATGAGGCAGCAGCACTTCTGAATGCTTGTCTGGATCGTGTAACTGAAGTTACTGATGAACTCAAGCGTCTTACCAATGAGTTTGCTTCTGAACTTGCAGTTCTTCGTGGTCGTGTTGATAAACTGGAAGCACAAGTGACTACACTTGAAGCACAACAGTTCTCTACAACTACTAAACTGCGTGGTGAGGCAAACTTTGTTCTTGGTGGTGTAGATAATTACCAAAGCAAAGATGGTGATATCACTCATACAGCATTTAACTATGATCTGCGTCTGAACCTGGATACTTCATTCACTGGTAAGGACCTGCTTCGTACTCGTCTGCGTTCTTCTAACTTTAGTAGCAATCCTTTTGGATCCAGTTCTTCAATCTTCAAACTGGATAAAGCAGACAACACCACTGGTGAGAATGGCAATAATGTAGTTATTGATCGTCTGTACTATCAGTTCCCTGTGTTCAATGGTAGCACTACTCTGACTGCTGGTGCTCTGGTTCGTAACACTGAAATCTCCTGGCTCCCTACTGCTTATAGTTCCAAGATCCTTGACTTCTTCCAAGTTGCTGGTGCTCCTGGAGTTTATAACAAAGCAGTTGGTTCAGGTTTTGGTGTTCAGTATGGAACCAAAGGTCTTATTGCTGGTGTAAACTATGTTGCACAAAATGGTGCTGATAGTTCTACTGGTGAGTTTGATCGTTCTGGTGCTCTGAATACTCTGGCACAAATTGGTTATCGTGGTGATAACTGGGGTGCTGCATTTGGTTATCGTTATGGTACTGAAGGCACTCGTGTTCGTACCTATAATGGTTTTGATGGTGCTTCAGGTGCTCTTGCTCCTGGTCAAACCTCTAATGGTTATGCTCTGAACGCATACTGGCAACCTACTCAATCTGGTTGGGTTCCCTCCATCTCTGCAGGTTATGGTTGGAACACTGTAAGTGGTACTGAAAGTGCTGCTACCAACAGTCAGTCCTGGTTTGCTGGTCTTCAGTGGGAAGATGTATTTGTTGATGGTAACGCTGCTGGTGTTGCTATTGGTCAAGCACCTACTGGTGAAAATCTGGAGAAAGCAACTATGCTTGAGATCTTCTACAAGTATCAAGTATCTGATAACATCAGTGTTATTCCTGCTATCATCTATGGAAGTGACAACCAACGTCTGGTTGGCAACTCTTCCAACTGGGGTGGTGTAATTCAGACAACATTTAAGTTCTGATAAATATTGGAGGCAAAATGCCTCCTCATCGTGGGTGAGTGTAAAGGTAGCACAGAAGTCTCATAAGCTTCAGGAGGGGGTTCAATTCCCTCACCCGCCATTTATAAATATCTAAATTATGTGGAACAATGTTAACAATAAGATGCAAGAGTTGCAACATAACATTAGAATCACATCCATCAAGAACTAAATGCTGTGGATGTGATAATTTAACTACTGTCAAAGGGGAAACAATTACTGCTTTAGATTTAAGTTTAGTAGAATTAATTACTACAAATCAAACTAAAAAATCAAAGTCATCTTTCAGCAGAGAAGATCTAGCTTATCAAGAAGAACGAAGAACTCGTAAAGTTCGAAAGTTAGAATTTGAAATCAAATAAGAGTATAAATTGATACCGATGGTAAATAGTAAATCATTTGCCATTTTTAGATGGACAATCATACTCTTAATAACTGGATTAAGATAAAGGAAACTTTTGAAAAATCTGGCAACACTAATAATATGTTTTACAAAAGAGCTTGTGAAATCGTTAAAACTGGCAGAGATCCTTTGGAGAAATTTTTAAATGGTTGGGGTAGTTAAATTCATTCTAAATAATCCAGTTACTTTATTTTTGTTGTCATACCTCTTGATTATGACACCAATTATAGGTATAATGATAATACATAACAAAAAAAATTATGAGTGAGTATATTAAAACAGCACTGGT